ATCACACGATCCTCAAGGCGTTGGTTGCCGAGCGTGCGATTTTCTTTGTCCTCCTACCCTTTTTCCGTTTTAACGGAGATGCGGCGCTGAGGACCGTATCTGCTGACATCTCTCGTGACGAACAGGTTCATGTCGCGGTCAACTCGTTGGTCGCACGTGAACTTAACCTTGAAGTTTCTCCGTCTTTGGATAAGCTCCGCAAGGCTACTATTAACTGGGTGTTGCAGCCTCTCAAGGCAGACAACCCCTCTAAATATTTGAACAAAAAATTTTGGCTCGATTCTAGCGACCGCTTGATGTATGAGGGTAAAGCCCCAGAACTAGCCGAAACTAAGAGAGCCAGGATGCCTGCTTTCTTTGAACATGCAAACCCCAACCTCCCTCAATACGCTTGATCTTCTAGATGTAAGGGGCATGACAGCTAATGCCATGCTCGCCAAACTTGAAGAGAACTTTCCACCCACCAACCCTACACCTGAAGATACAATGGAAAAAATTATGTACCGATCTGGTCAGCGTAGCGTCGTTGAGTGGGTCATCCAATATATGGAGGAGAACTAATGGATTTATTTGGTGCCGGTCGGCGGAGACACCACCGCGAACAAGAACGGATGCGTGCGGAGACTGCTGCACGTAATGCACGTGAGGCTGCTGAACGTCAACGCCGTGCCTACGAAGATCAACTTCGTCGGATGCAAGAGCAAGCTAACGCTCAGTTCCGTGCTCAACTTCAAGAATATCAACGTGGTTATCAAACACAAGCTGAAGCAACCATCGAAGCTGGACGTATGCAAATCAAAGCCCTAGAAGATGAACGGGCTCAGCGTGAAGCTGCTACTGAGCTCCAAAGGAAACTTTCTATCCAAGCCAGTGCGAGTCAAGCACGTGGTGGTAAGGCAGCTAGCCTGACCATTGGTGGGGCATCTGAAACCACCCCAACCGCTGGTACTCAAGCATTTAAACGTCGCCCACGTCGTCAAAGACTTGCTCCAATTCAAACAACCGCTGGTATCAACGTACCTACGGCTAGTACCCTGAACGTCTAATGTCTGCTAAATCACGCTATGACAGATTGTCTTCAGACCGTTCACAGTTTCTCAACACTGCTAGGCAAGCAGCAGATCTGACTCTTCCTTACCTGATCCGAGAGGATGAGGTCTACACTAAAGGTTCACGAAAACTCATTACTCCCTGGCAATCAGTGGGAGCTAAAGGTGTTGTGACGCTCGCAAGTAAGTTGATGCTTGCACTGCTTCCTCCACAAACTAGCTTCTTCAAACTCCAGGTCAATGACATCAACCTTGGTGAAGAACTGGGACCAGAGATCAGATCAGAACTTGACTTGTCGTTTGCTAAAGTTGAGCGTACTATCATGGAATCTATCGCCGCTTCTGGCGACCGTGTGGTAGTTCACCAAGCACTTAAGCATCTTGTTGTCGCTGGTAATGCTCTTGTCTTTATGGGTAAGGATGGGCTCAAGCTCTATCCCCTCAACCGCTATGTGGTAGACAGAGATGGTAACGGTAACGTTATTGAAATTGTAACGAAAGAAACAATCTCGAAAAAATTACTGAAAAAATTTTACCCTGATTACAAGACCGAACAGCCTAACTCACCATCTGACAATGCTTCACGTCACGATGATGAATGTGATATTTATACCCACGTTGTTCTAGATAACAACCGTTGGGTGTGGCATCAGGAGGTGGAGGATCAGATCCTTCCTCGCTCTATGAGCAAGGCTCCTGTTGACGCCAACCCCTGGCTTGTGCTACGATTCAACCACGTAGACGGAGAGGTCTACGGACGTGGTAGGGTCGAAGAGTTCATCGGAGATCTGAAGTCACTTGAAGCACTGTCACAAGCCATCATCGAAGGCAGCGCAGCAGCTGCTAAGGTAGTGTTTACTGTCAGTCCGAGCAGTACCACCAAGCCCGCAACGCTTGCTAAGGCAGGCAACGGTGCTATCATCCAGGGTCGTCCTGATGACATCGGTGTGGTGCAGGTCGGCAAGACAGCTGACTTCCAGACTGCCTATCAAATGATCGGCTCCCTGACTCAACGTCTCAACGAAGCGTTCCTTGTACTTAACGTGCGAGATTCTGAGCGCACTACCGCTGAGGAAGTCAGGATGACTCAGTTAGAACTCGAACAACAGCTGGGTGGTCTCTTCTCCCTGCTGACTGTTGAGTTCCTTGTTCCTTATCTCAACCGTAAGCTGAGTGTTGCTCAGAAGACCGGTGAGATTCCTCGCCTGCCCAAGGGTGACATTGTGAAGCCGACTATTGTCGCTGGTATCAATGCCCTGGGTCGTGGTCAAGATCGTGAAAGCCTTGCTCAGTTCATGACTGTCATTGCACAGACTATTGGACCAGAGGCTATTCAACAATTCATCAACACTGATGAAGTGATCAAACGCCTGGCTGCTGCATCTGGCATTGATGTTCTGAACCTCGTTAAGAGTATGGAGGAACGTCAAGCAGAAGAGCAACAAGCTATGGGACAGCAGCAGCAGATGATGGCTATGCAACAAGAGCCACAGATGGCAGCCATTGACCAGAAGCGCGAACAAGCTGCAATGCAGATGATGCAACAGCAACCACCACTACCACCTGAAGAATGAGCGAAACCCTTAGTTATCAAGAATCATCTCCTGAAGTCAATCAAGAGGGCTTGAACGCTGACGAGCAAGAATCGTTGGCACTTGCCGAACAGATGCAAGGAGACCAGCAAGAACTGTATGCTGGTAAATTTAAAGATACGCAGTCTCTTGAGCAAGCGTACCTTGAACTACAAAAGAAACTTGGAGAACCCAAAGAAGATGCACGGGACGAAGAAGGGGAGCAAGAAACCGAAGCCCCCGAAGAAGTAGAAGAAACTGAAGAAGAAGCCGAAGAAGGTCTTACCGAAGCCCAAGCTAACCAACTGTTCCAAATGGTTGGTGGAGAGAAAGCCTATCAGTCCATGATTACGTGGGCTGGTCAGAATCTCTCCAAAGAAGAGATCAGCATGTATGACTCTGTGATGGGTAAAGGTGACCCCAACGCTATCTTCTTTGCTGTCCAAGCACTTGCCAATAAGTACGGTGATGCTACTGGCAGCGAAGGACAACTGCTGAGCGGCAAGGGAGCTGCACAAAAAGACTCCGCTTTCCGTAGTCAGCAGGAACTTGTCCAAGCCATGAGTGATCCTCGTTACGATAACGACCCTGCATATCGTCAGGACGTGATGCGTAAACTGGAGAACTCTGACCTTAACTTTTAATGAACGACACTAACATTTGGGCTAAAGAGCCACCCCTCATTATGACTGATCATCCCTACGGTGTTCCCCACAACGAACGAGCTGAGCAGCTCAATGGTCGCCTTGCTATGCTTGGCGTCATGGCTGCTCTTGGCGCTTATGCGCTAACTGGACAAATTATTCCTGGTATCTGGTAATGCCTCAAGGTAAAGGAACCTACGGTTCACAGAAAGGTCGTCCACCTAAGAAAGGGACGAAAAAGTAATGGCTAAACGTGGTCTTTACGCAAACATCCATGCCAAACGCTTGAGAATCAAGCAAGGCAGTGGTGAAAAAATGAGAAAGCCTGGGTCCAAAGGCGCACCCAGCGCTGCTAACTTTAAACGCGCCGCTAAAACTGCTAAGAAAAAGTAACACTAATCTAATGAAATTCCTCGCTATCCTCCCTGCAACCCTGATCGCCGCTGCTCCCGCAATGGCTGGTCCCTACGCTAACATCGAAGCCAACAGCGGCTTCACCGGTTCTGATTACACCGGCACCGCTACTGACTTCCACCTGGGCTATGAAGGCTCTAGTGGCGTAGCTTCCTTTGGTCTCCAAGGTGGTCCCACTGTGGTCTCCCCTGATGGTGGTGAATCCGAAACTATCCTTACTGGTAAGGTCTTCGGCTCTGTTGCTGCTAGCGATAGCCTGTCTGTCTATGGTGAGATCTCTGCCGCCTTTGATGACGTGAACAGCTATGGCACCAAGGCAGGTGTGAAGTACAGCTTCTAACCCATTCATGTGGTGGGTGGGTTGGCAACTTGTACTTTTAATTACTTACTTACATGACTGCAACAATTGCACTTAAAAGAGAGAGTGCCTGGGAGCAGTTTTGTTCCTGGGTAACCTCTACCAATAACCGTCTTTATGTTGGGTGGTTCGGAGTCCTTATGATTCCAACTCTGCTAACCGCCGCTATTTGTTTTATCATGGCGTTCGTCGCCGCTCCACCTGTTGACATCGATGGAATCCGTGAACCTGTCGCAGGCTCCCTGTTGTATGGAAACAACATCATTTCGGGAGCCGTCGTTCCGAGCA